GCCAGTTCTACTTGGATTAATTTTAATACTTTTATAGTAAATTCAGCATCAGGTCAAATTGGTATTGGATTGTCGAGTTCGATCACTGGAAATATAAAACCTGGAAGGTATATCTATGATATTGTAATTACTAAAAATTCTATTACTACTAGAGTTATTGAAGGTATGGCTTTAGTAAGAGAGGGAGCGACCAGATAATGTTTAATAATTCCTCAAGAATTTCTAGTTTTGTAAATATAATAGATGGAGGGACCTGTCAATGAAACCAAGTAGTCGCCAACAACTCATAGATTACTGTCTAAGGCGCCTAGGTGCCCCTGTACTGGAGATTAACGTAGACGATGACCAAATAGATGATTTGGTGGACGATGCCCTCCAGTACTTCTATGAGAGGCACTTTGACGGTGTTGAGAGAATGTACTTAAAATATCAATTGACTCAAGCAGATATTGATAGAGGAAAAGGAAAAAATACTACAGGAGTCGGAATAGTTACAACTACCGGAACATCCAATATTAGTGGAATTGGCAGTACAACTTTCAATTTCTATGAAACTTCTAATTTCATTCAAGTTCCAGATTCAGTTATTGGAATTGAGAAAGTTATTAAGTTTGATACTAGCGATATTTCTGGTGGTATGTTTAGTATCAAGTATCAACTATTCTTGAATGATTTGTATTATTTTAATTCAGTTGAACTTTTACAATATGCCATGGTAAAAACTTATCTTGAAGATATTGATTTTCTATTGAAAACTGATAAGCAAATTAGATTTAATAAAAGACAAAATAGAATGTATCTGGACATTGATTGGGGAACCCAAGTACCAGGAACATTTTTTATTATAGATTGCTATAGAATTTTAGATCCAAATGATTTTACTAAAGTTTATAATGATAGTTTTCTTAAAAAATATCTAACTTCACTTATTAAGAAGCAGTGGGGTCAGAATTTAATTAAATTTAGAGGTGTTAAACTTCCTGGTGGAATTGAACTGAATGGAAGAGAACTATATGATGATGCGGAGAAAGAACTTGAAGAATTAAAATCAAGAATGGCAATGGATTATGAACTTCCACCTTACGATTTTATTGGATAATGGCACTAAATCCCTTTTTTTTACAAGGATCTCCAGGAGAACAAAGACTCATTCAAGAGTTAATTAATGAACAATTGAAAATTTATGGGGTAGAAATTACTTATATTCCCAGAAAATTTATAAAAAAACAAACCATTATTAAGGAAGTAACTTCATCAAAATTTGATGATAACTTCTCATTGGAAGCTTATATGAATAATTATGAGGGATATACTGGATCCGGAGATATCTTATCAAAATTTGGAGTAAGTTTAAAGGATGAAATAAATTTAATTATTTCTAGAGAACGATTTGAAGATTTTATTTCTCCATTTTTAGATTCTATGGATGATACTGAAATAGAATTGGCAACTAGACCTAGGGAAGGGGATATGATTTATTTCCCGTTAGGTCGAAGATTATTTGAAGTTAAGTTTGTAGAACATGAAAAACCTTTCTATCAGTTAGGGAAATTATATGTTTATGAATTAAGTTGTGAATTATTTGAATATGAAGATGAAGTTATTGATACTACAATTGATGAAATAGATAAAACAATACAAGATCAAGGATACATTACTTCATTACAGTTAGTATCAGTTGCAACGACAGCAACTGCACAAGCAACATTATCTACGGGTTATATACAAAAAATATATTTGGATAATGATGGTTCTGGATATACTTCAACTCCTAATATTGTCATAGATAATGCTCCTATTGGAGGAGTTAATGCTAAAGCGGTTGCAATAACTACAATTAAAGGAGAAGTTCGTTCAATAAAAGAAATTTTATTGATAAATTCCGGTTCCGGATATACTACTATTCCAAATATCTCCATTGTTGGTGGAGGTGGATTTGGAGCAATTGCAACTTGTGGTATTGAAACTACTTACAGTGGTATTGGAACAATTAATATTACTAACAATGGAGTTGGATATGCTATTCCTCCAAATATTTCAATCAGTTTACCCACAAGTGGACCTGGAATAGGAGCTTCAGCAATTCCAAAAATAGGTACAAATGGACAAATTTCGCAAATATTAATTTCAAATTCTGGAATTGGATTTACATCTGCTCCATTACTATCGATAGATTCTCCGCCACTTTTAGTTGGAATTGGAACTTATCAATTTAATGAGGTTGTTGTTGGATCAATATCCAGTACAACTGCAAGAGTAAAGTCTTGGGATAGTGATACAAATATTCTCGAAGTTTCTATTAATGATGGTGAGTTTTATGATGGAGAAATAGTAGTAGGTACAGCATCATCAGCAACTTATCTAGTTAAAATGTACAATATGAACAGTTTGCATGATAAATATCAAGAAAACGATCAGATTCAAGAAGAAGCAAATCTCATTTTAGATTTTTCAGAATCAAATCCATTTGGTAATTACTAATGTTAAGAACCTATTATTATCACCAAATTATAAGAAAAACCATTTTTGGTTTTGGGTCATTATTTAATGAAATTCATATTCAACATGAAGATGATACTAATGCCACTATAAGTGATATGAGAGTTCCATTGGCATATGGTCCCATACAAAAATTTCTTGCTCGTATGGAACAACAACCAAATTTAAATAAACCAATCCAAATTACTCTTCCAAGAATGTCATTTGAGATGACTTCTATTCAATATGATTCCCAAAGAAAAGCAAGTGTTTCCCAAACATTTAAGGCATCTGATGGGCAAAATTTGAAGAAAGTTTATATGCCAGTTCCATATAATATTGGATTTGAACTGAATTTAATTACCAAACTAAATGATGACGCTCTACAGGTAGTGGAGCAAATTTTACCATATTTTCAGCCTTCATATAATATCACTATCGATTTGATCGATTCTATAGGTGAAAAGAAAGATATACCTGTAGTATTAGATAGTGTTTCTTTTCAAGATGAATATGAAGGAGATTTCACAACTCGAAGAGCACTGATATATACATTTAATTTTACTGCTAAAACTTATCTCTTCGGTCCAATTGCAGATACTACGGATGGTCTCATTCGTAAAGTTCAAGTGGATTATTATTCCAGTACTGATACTCAAACTGCAAAGAGAGAAATGAGATATACTGTAACTCCAGATCCAATTGATGCTTCTCTAGGAGATGATTTTGGATTTACTGAGAACTTAGAATTCTTCCAAGATTCTAAAGAATATAGTCCTACTAAACAAACTGATATTTGAATATGGCAAATTACGATTCGATAGATAAAGCACTCAATGTTGAAAGCAATATTGTAGAAGTTGAGGTGAATACTAGTAATCTTGAAATAATTAAACCTTTAGAAGATGATATTAAAAAAGATTATGAGTATACTAGGGCAAATTTATATTCATTAATCGAAAAGGGACAAGAAGCAATTAATGGAATTATGGAACTTGCAGGTGAAGGTGGAAGTCCTAGAGCATATGAAGTTGCCGGACAATTAATCAAAAGTGTGGGTGACGTAACGGATAAACTTATAGATCTACAGAAAAAATTAAAAGATGTGGAGCAAGATAGTAATAAAACTACTAATACGACTAATAATCTAGCAATATTCACTGGATCAACTTCCGAATTGTCAAAATTACTGAAGAAAGGTTTTCTAAATAATAAAGAGTAATTTAAGCATAATGCAGATAAAGTCTCATAAATCAGTTGAACAAATTGCTAGGAAACATCGCATGAATGTCTTAGATATTCAGAAGCAACTTGATATGGGTGTTCCTATTGAACATGAGCATACACGCGATAAAGTTTTGGCGACTGATATTGCTCTTCAGCATTTAGATGAGATTCCAGATTATTATACTCGCCTGAAAAAAATGGAAGCATCCGCAAAGAAAGAACATAGAAAGTTCAAGGATGTGAAAGAAGATGCAGTAACTGATCTTCAAAGAGGTCTTACTGAATTAGAAGATGCCTCATATGATTCGGTGGATAGTCTTATGAGACGTATTATGAAAAAGAGGAATGTGACTGCTAAAAAACTTCATGATGATTTTGTCGATAAGCATAATCAAACTCCCGACTCCTGGATTAAGGACAAAAACGAAATGAAAGAAGAAAAGGGTCTTTGGGCAAATATTCATGCTCGTAGGAAAAAAGGTCTTTCTCCAAAAAAACCAGGGCAACAAGGATATCCAAAAACTTTAGATATTGAAGAAGGTTTAAAACAAGCACGTAAAAATGTCAGGGCAAGTAAGTGTTGGCCCGGTAAGAAAGTTGGAAATCCTTCAACTAAAATTAAGAATGGTAAAGAAGTTCCCAATTGTGTTTCAGTAGAAGAGACCTTGAATTTCAGAACACAATCTGAAGGTATTGATCCGTTAGAGTATGATTGGCATACTCCAGTTCGTGAAAGAGCGGATAGATATTGCCCAAAATGTGAAAAACTTGAAATAAGAAGTGAATGTAAATATGGTACAAAATATTGGGATATGTTTTCTTTACCAGCAGAGTTAATTAGTTCAAAAAAAGATTATAATATAACAATGCCACATCCAGGAAATATTCCAGAATCTAGAAATCCACTAAAAGATCCAGGAACTCAAATAAAAAAATCTAGTGGTGCTGGAGCATTAACTCCCGAAGCAGCAAAACAATTAGGTCCTAAAGCGGAAGAACTAAGAAAAAAGAAAGTAGCTAAAGTTGATTTACCTAAAGTAAATAAAGAATCAGTAACTATAGAAGACTCCAAGGGAAATACTTTCTTAGAGATTATAGATATTATCCGCCCGGAAAAAATGAAGAGAATGAGTGAAGATCATGAAAAAGAAGATTACAAAAAATTTGATAATGCAGTAAATACCGCAATGGCACTGAAAGATAAAAAAACTAGAATAAAAGTTTTGACTCATGCTGCAAAAAATCATCCCTCAAAGAACAAAACTTTTGAATCTTTTATGACTGAAGCAAAAAAATCAGAAATGAAGTGCAACTCCCCAAAGTCTGAACCCGTGGGCGATTCACTCACGGGAAAATCTCATGTAGTTAAAGCATGTGATAATGGAAAAGAAAAACTCCTTCGTTTTGGTCAAAGAGGTGTAAAAGGTTCGCCAAAAAAAGAGGGTGAATCAAAAGATTATGCAAGTCGTCGCCATAGATTTCAAACTAGACATGCAAAAAATATTTCTAAAGGTAAAATGTCTGCAGCATATTGGGCAAATAAAGTGAAGTGGTAAATTATGAATGAACTAAATGATTTTTTTAAATTATTAGCAGAAGACAAAAAAAAGAAAAAAGAAGAATTTGATTCTGTAGTTGGTGACTTGGGATTAGATTCACTTTTTAATGAATTTGCAACAATTAAGAAAAAGGAGAAAGAAAGGAAAATAGAAGAGCAGAAAAAACAAGAATCTATTATAGGAGAAATTACTTTAGATTCTGTTTTTAAGGAAGTTGCTAATTTAAAGAAAGAAACTAAAAAGAAAAAGGTACAAGAACAAAAAACAGTTCAGGCATTTGAGAAGTGGTTGTACTCAGAGACAACCAAAGAACAAGAACAAATTATTGAGGATGTAATTGAAGAATCTTTGGATGAAGTTCTTGAAGTTCTTGAAGACCACAAAGAGGAACTTGAAGAACCAAAAGAAGACCTGATTGAAAAATCATTAGGACTTCTTGCTGATCCATCAGATGTTAAGCAACAAAATGATCCATTAACTCCATTAGACCAAAAGTTTGCAACACTTGATGATTTACAGAAACATTATAATACTTTCCTAACTCGCATTCAGCAACAGATTTCCACATTAGGTGGCGGTGGAGAAACTCGTCTAAGATACTTAGATGATGTCGTAGGTATTGCAACAAATTCTGGTGCTTATAATAATAAATTTTTACAATGGAATTCTACAACGAATAAAGCAGAGTTTGTTGACCCA